GCGTTTTGGGCGGCACTTGGAAGTGCATCAACGCTAGTTTGACTTGATTTAGTATCAACGGTTGCCTCAAGCGCCAATCCTTCCCGAATGTCTGCTTTGTCCAACGCTGAAATGTCAGCAGTTTGCTTTGTCCAAGGAGCGGTTTGCAACACAATGTTAGAGCTGTTTTTTAGAACTGGCGTGTATGTCGGGTCTATAACATAAACCGCAGGCTCTACGTCAATATAGATTGGAACAAGGTAGCCCAAGTTAGTTGCGGTTGTAACGCTATCGGCAACTTTACCGTAAAAGCCTGGTGTACTAATCAGGATTCCGCCGTTAATAATTTCTACACCATTGATTGAACCAGCGTAAACCACACCTTGAGCGATCAAATCGCCTTCGGTCACGATGTACCACTCAAGAGCGTTTAGCACTTCTGGTGGCGTGTAGTAGCGCAAATCTGTGTCCACCGACAACGCAATACGACTAAAAGCGTCGAGCGCCGTGCTAAATGTGGCTGCAATCGTATCTCTGATTACTGTGGACAACGATGTGTCAACGTATGGCTCAGGGATCAACTCAAACTGGAATGTGCCCAAATCCAATGCGTTTGCACTTTGAAGTACCGCTCTGTAACCGTAGGCAATTGCGTAGATTGAGAACGTGTCAGCTTCCTGAATCTCAAGCGACCTTGCTACGTTTTGTGCCACCCAACCCAAGTCCGTTGCACCGTTTTTTACAATGTAGGTGGACAATGCCAAGCCACCAGGCGTTGTGACCGTGACGTTTGCCACGCTGTTGACGTTTGTGCCAGCGGTTAACCAATCCGTTGTGCCCGCCTTAAAGACTTTGACCAAGCCTGAGCCAGTGTTGCTAATTGTGCCTGTCACAACGCAGTTGGTAAAGGTGACGGAAATGGGCGTGTTAGTGTTAAAGGTCAGGTTGCCATTGATTGTTACGCCTGTGAAGTTTGTGGGCGTTGCTTGAGCCACGTTACCTGTAATGGAAACACCGCTTGATAAGCTGCCCGACAGCGTGACGTTACCAATCACGTTACCCGCCGACAAAGTGCCTGTTACAACTAGCGTGTAAGTGCTAATAAATGACAGCCCGTTTGTAGTTGAGAACGGGTCTGCTTGGGTCAAGTTTGCCAACAGACTTAGGCTATCCTGCACCGCCGACCAGACTTGTACCGCAGAGCGGCTTGCCGATAACGTAACCGTAGATGCACCGTAGTTGACCGCCACACCCGTCACGCCTGACGTGTACAGAGCGTTACCGTTTAGGTCATTGACCCGTGTCTGCGTAATTGGAATGGATATATCTGTTTTGGTATAAGTACCCGACAGACTACTAAATGTCCACCCTGCCAATCGAGCCACAAGCCTGTATGGAACGGGTACGGCATCATAATCATACGGCATGGGTACAGAGCCGCTAGTTCCTGCTAAAGTCAGGCTGGCTTGCAATACTGGCACGGATGGGTTTGAGTTTAGGTATCCTGCAATCAACGTGCCGACCTGTGCGCCGTTAAAACCAACCTGTGTACTAAATACTGGCGGGTTGTACGCTGCGTCGATTGTGACGGGCAGCTTCATGCTCATCAGGTAACGCCCTGCCACCGTTGTCGTGGCGGTAATGCGTAATTGCAAGTCCAAACCAACGCTTGAACTATAGCCAGTCAGCGCAGCCCTTGCCGTTTCAAGGCTTGAGTTATTAACAAACGCTGTCCATGCGCCCGTGTTTGCCGTACCCCAATTGGTCATGCGAAATTCAACAGTCGTGCCAGCAGAAATTGGGTTGCCGCCGCCTAAGTTGTAGTTAAAATCAAACGCTGTGCCTGTAAACGCTGAAAACCCTTTAAGCGCAAACGCAGACTTGACAATGATTGAATCGCCTGTGGTTGGGTAATAGATACGACCAAGGTTGTCGAGGTATGTGCCACCGCTAAAAGTGTACATATCAAAGGCGTTTTGTGCAGAAAAAGAGCCGACATAGACTGAGCCTGTAGTCTTGGCTAAGTTGGTTAGCACAACAATAGGCTGCACATCAACCAAGTTTGGAACAATGGAGGATACTGCTGAGGTGTTAAACACACGATGCGGGCCAGCAATCATGTCAATCTCAATGCCACCTTTGGCTGCACCGCCCGTGCCAGTTGTTGTTGCTGTAATAGAGTCAATCAGCAACATACGGAATAATCCGCCGCTGTTGGTGGCTATATCTTGTCTAAGATAGCTTGATGTTGTTGTTGATATTCTTGGGTTTGTAATTGAGAAAAACGCCGTAATAGTGTTTAGCCCCGAATCAGAAGTAATACTTCCAAGCTGCAAAGCGCCATCAATAGCGGGGTAGCCCTTGTTGTGAAATACGTTGTCTGCACTATTTGTGTCGATGTTAATAAAGTTGCGTGTTGCAAGACCACCACTCCAAAGTTGGATGCCTCGAAAAATGCAATTGACAGTAGACTGCACATAAATAGGAAAAGCGGTATCCGCCGTGCCTGCGCTTGCGGAACTTGTCGTTGATGCAAAATAAATATTTTTTATGTCTTGGTTTGTAAGCGTAGTTGCTTGAAATGACATATTTACATACACACCATCTATGGGTGTGGCGCAAGTGACTGTTTGTAACAAAATTGCTCTAAAGTTAACTGATACGGCTGACGTTCGATTAAATAGTCTACACCTTAGATTGCTGATTACCTGAGCGTCTTGCACGTTAATAAACGACATCCCACTACCTGAGCCAGCTAACGCATAGTTGCTGTGTGTATGTATGTTTCTAATTGAGCCAGTACCAATAATCGAGCTAAAGGTTGCACCAATACCGCCAGCCGCAGGCACTTGATAGTTGCCAAAAGCACTAATGGTGTCAATGTCGTAAGAACCAGAAGTGTTAGTCAATGAGAAAAGCGAACACCCAAAGTTTTTAATTGTTGCCGAAGAGAAGTTTGTAAACAGGGCTTGCATCCGCAGTCCTGCGCTACAAATCTGCATATCTACTGTGCCAGATACGTTGGTATTAAATGATGCGTTATTGGTTGTTGCGTTGGTTGCTGGAATCCAATAAACCAAAGTGCCAATCGGAAAAGATGCTTGCGCTGTTGTGCCAGCCACACCCCTGAACATACCTGTCGCACTAACCGTTGTGCCTGACCTTGTGGTGTATGAAATACGCTCAATAGTTGAGCCGTTAACTAAGAGCAATGTACCGACATACGCAGTTGCAGAAGCATTATTTCCCGTTGTGCCGATTGCTGCCGTAAGTGTGATGGCTTGCGCTGCTGTGCTAGTGATTGCCGCTGCAAGGGTAGTCTGCTGTATTGCACTATTAAAATGAATATTTGGTACACGCACCCGTGCGCCCGTAGGTACTTTTGTGCCGTTTGTGCCATCACCGTGCGTGACCGCTGTGGTTACAGGATTGTAAAACAACACCTTTCCAAGATCACCACTACCAACCACAGATGCGCTTATTAGCGAACCACTACGAATGATGTAGGATGAACCCGCAGCAATCACGCCGCCTGTATAAGTTGAACCATCCAGTTCTTGAATGGTAATTTGGGTTGTGGACGTAACGACGTTAACAATAAAGTCACGGGCAATGCTTGGAAGTTTAAAAGGTGTGCCAAGCATTGTTGCTAAAAAGTTTGTGCCTGTACCTGTTACCACACCCGCAGCCGTTACTGCTACAGTTCCAGCCGTAATGTTTGCACCGTTGAAACCTTGCGTATTGACTAAGCCACTAGCAACATCTAGCGGGACTGCGTTCCAGACCTCGTACACGTTTGTGCCGCTGCCTGTTTCAACTTCAATGTGCGTTGGGTAGTCTAATGCCACACCACCAACGCTGTTTGCGCTGAACAGCGTTTCGTTGTCTGTGCCTGTGCTTGTGCCTACCGTAATCCAGTTGCCAAGCACTCGCAATTCGCCGTTTTGGGTCGTGCTAAAGCCGCCAGAGTTGGAACTGTTCTGCATATAGAACTCTTGCAGATGGGCAACGCTAGTGCTGGTGTTGCTGACATCAATGATACCCGTACCAAGTGCTTGGATCAGCCTTGGCTTAATCGACCATTGGCTATTGATGGTGAGCGTGACACCATCTTGGACGTTGATAATATCGTCCTGAGCGTAGGTGACCGCTGTGAGGTTTTGCGAGGTCGATACGTTAATGGTTGCCATTAAATAGCCGCCTCAACACCCGCAACTCGCCCGTCAGCGCCCCTAATGATTCGTTTTGGCGCACCCAAAGACTGTACGACATTGCCTAGTTGAGCCAAAGTTTGACCGTGCATAGCCGCCATATTCTCGCTAGATTGCGCCATTTGTGCCATTGCAGCGTTGATATTCTCGCTAATTTGACTGGTTAATTGCGTAGCTTGGGCATTTGCTTCTTCTACCGATTTGTTAGGATCAGCAGAAAGCAACGCTATTGTAATCTTTGTTGCAGCATCTAGTTCGCTCTTGTACCGCTCTTGGCGCTCTTTTACTTGCAATTCTTGGTTAGCCAATGCCATCTCAAATTGTTGCTTCTGACCCTCTAATTGCGACTCAGCTTGTAGCTTCATTTGCTCGACTTGCATATCAAACTGAGCTTGAGTCTGAGCGTTTTGTGCATCAGCCTGTACCCGCATTTGATCGGCTTGCGCTGTCGCTTGCATTTTCATTTGCTCAATCTGTTGCTGTCCTTGCAACTTCAGCATCTCTGGGTCTGGGGGCGGTGGCGTGGGATTAGCCGCCATTTGTTGCTGCTTTTGCTTCATTTGCTCCATTGCCTGATCTATTGCCCCTTCGATTGGCTCGGCTTTCTTGTAAGCACCTACGCCAAACTTAACCAATTCAATGAGCATTGGCACTAATTCCGGTGCTTGCTGACCCATTGGCAACGCTTGCGTCAAGAACCCGCCCATTGCTTGCAAGAACTCAACCCGATCACGCTTGTTTTGTTGCTCGTCAATTTGCACCAGGCTATCGGAATCCACCTGAATCCGGAATGAACGCAAAGGCTTGTCTTTCAACAGCATTAACGCTTGCGGGATCAACGCTTGATCGGCAGGGTTCATTGCTTCAGCAGCTGCGTACTGGAGGATCGTAGACGGTTGGAACTTGGTGCAAATAACCTGCGCTTTTAGCTGAAATAGCTCACTCGCAAACAAGGCAACATCTTCCTGCATTGAACGCAACCGCAAGCCTGCATACTGACCTTTAATCTGTTGTGCCGTGGCGGTCTCGCTTGCTGCGCCTTGACCTCGCACAATGTCGCTAATGCCTGTAATTTCATAAATGGTTTGCTTGATCTCATCTTGCGCCCGATAGCATTGCAGCAATGCGTTTGCCAGCGTGTCAATCGGCAACAGATCAATTGAACCTTTCAGACCATTCTTTTCTGAGAACGCCATCCACTTATCTACAGGGATGAGGGTGTTGTTATCACCTTCGGTCAAAAGACGCTGTAAGGTGGGTTGTGACGCATCGTAGACCCCACGCACCCGCAAGGCTTTCACCATCCCATCAATACGGTCTGTCAGAATGTCTAGCGCATTGGCTTGATCCTGATACAGCACGAAATCAGGGATCGGCACAAGCGTATCACTTGTCATTGTGGCGTACAAAGGCTTGGCGCATGGAAAGAAATTCTCAAGCTCTAACGGATCGTCACGCTCGTCAAGAATGTTTGGGCAGCTCTTGCTAATCCAGTAAACTTTGCCGCTTTCTTTATCCCACATCTCGCATATTTTAGCCCGTGTGAAATCCTTGGATTGGGTGGAATATTGCTTGTTTGTCTCTGGCCCTGCATCCAAAGGTATCGTTTTAGCCATTTCCTCGCCAAACCGCTCAACAAGGCTTTCTTTGGTCATGTAGACCCAACGCCAAACGGCAGTGACTTCTTCCCATGTTCGAGCTACTGAGTGTCCAAAGTCCTTCCAATGCACATAATCGGTAGGCGCACACTCGTACTCGATTTCTTCTTGAGGTTCTTCGCCCATAGCACCGTCAAGCGTCATTGTGTTTTGTGCTTGCTCACTTGTGCGGTCAACCTCGTCCACATCTTCAGTTACTTGCAAACCATCTTCAGGAATGTCTTGCGCCCGAACGTGCGGCTCGTACCTAACCCAAGCCACGCCACGCCCACCCAAAAACCTGTC